CTGCCCCTTGTATAGTAGCTATGGCTTGTGCGTTTACACCCGCAACTGGAGCGCCTACTGTTCCTAATAAAGATGCTGGGGTTACATTTGCTTCAGCGTCTACTGCAACTGTGCCTAGTGCTGATGTTGCTGTTAATGCTGTAAGTGTTACAGCAGGTAAAGGCTCACCAAAAGTAAGTTGGCCCCAAGTACCTCTACCCCAACCATTAATGTTAGCCATTTAAGGCCTCGTTAAGCGATTCTAATAATCGCTGTGCTGGCTGCTGCCGCAGGAAAAACAATTGTAAAATCTCCCGCAGTTGATGTTTTATCACCACCGAAGTCAATTGAAGCTACTGATTTATCACTATTAGTGTCGTTATAAATCATACAACCTCTAGCGGTAATAGTTGCTGTACCAAAAGTTAAATCTGCAAAATCTGTAAACCCTGTAGTTCCAGCGCTTGTAGGTGCAACTTTAGTTAAAGCAGCTCCGCCTGAAGTGTAATTAGTGCCACTTGCTTGTCCAGTTGTAGTAAACGCTGTTGTCGCAGCACCTAATGTAGCCGAACTTGTATATAGAGCAAGTTTAAAAGCATTTCCATTAGTAGCAAAGTTATGCGTTGCTTCTAATAATTCTTTTTTAAAACTTGTAGTTAATGTAGATGTAATTGCCATATCTATGTCCTTTTTATAATTTTAGCTAAGTCTTCCTCGCCAGCTTTTAATAACTCTTGAATTAAACTTGCTTTATAAGATTTTATAGCATTATTCAAGTAAATCAAACATACACCATAAATTAAATCTTTATAAGCTCTAGCTTGCTCTTTTATATGTGGTTCACTATTATCAGAATAACCACATATTTTATCTGTTAATTGTTCTGCCCAAAATTCTGGAGGGTGTCCGCCAAATTTTGTCGTTGCTACTTCTACCATTCCTAATTCTGGCAAACCATCTGGAGTAATTTTATTTACCATTTTTTAGGCTCTACAGGTTCTGTTTTTGTCATTGCACTTTTATCATTTCTACCAAAAAGTTTTGGCTCTATCTTTTCCTCGGTTTGAATCAATTGACTTTTTTTAATTGGCGTTAATACATTATCTTTACTTAACCCAACTAATAAGGGGTCGCTTAAACGATGATAACCGTAAAGTTTTTCTTCGGCAGGAACTGCTGTATCAAGTAATGAAGAAGTATGTGCTATTTCTATTTGTATGCCAGCTTCCATACATTTAGCTAACCAAAATTCACAACATGCTCGACCAGCTTCTGCAAAATAAAGATTTCCTTTGTAATTAAAATCTAGGCCAAATAATTGTATAGATCCTACTTTATTCCAAAGTGCAAAGGCTATTGCATAGGCTGCAGTATTGTTTAAATAATGACAATTGGTTTCTTTTATAATTTCTGCAATAGGATATTCAACCAAACCTGGACATCTTTCATCTAATTCGCAAGTATAGATAGGGCCTTCGTGTTTTTTTAAAACATTTGCCATACTATTAGTTTGACCGCCTGCATCATCTGTTTCTAAAAATCTAGATGCTGGGTCTAGCATAAAAACACGATCATGGAATATAACGCTAGAAACAGCATTAATTGCCCAAACTTCGTCAAATGTATCGCTATGTGATTTTGCAAGATTATAGTCAAACCAACTTTTACCCATGCCTACTATTGCTATTGTCTTGCCTTCAAGATTACTGATAGGCTCCATACTTTTCTCCTTTTACTTAACTTACAGTAGAACGAAACGAGTCATAGCGATATTCGTCGCGTCTTCCTCTGGCTTCAGCTCTATTTTTTAATCTAGCTATATCTTGTTGGAATCTAGTTTCGTAAGTGTTGAGTAAATCGGGTTCACCCTTCATAAAAGTGTATGCCTCAACTAATGAGCCATATAACAAAGCATCTCTAGCATTTTGCGAAAGCCAAGTACCAGTAGTTGTGCTAACTAAACTGGTAGGTCTATAGAGATAGTGCAGTTCAACTGAATAATCAGCGTCTGGTATTGGCGCGACAACAATAGATGTTCCAACGCTACCTGTAGCGCTGTAATCTTTATCAAAGTCTGCGTAGTATAAAGGCAGTCCTCTCAGACTGGTATCAGTTATATCAGGAGTAAATTCCTGCATAAAACTAGGATGTTTCTTTTCCAAAAAATGATAATCATTAGAACTATCAATTACGGCTAAAGAAAAACTCAAAATAAAATCTGTTGGACACGTTAAAAAACGATTACCTGTAGTTAGATTACCTATTTGATTTTTTCTAAAAAAATCTGACTGTACTAGGTTAAATATACGATCTTCAGCATTTTTAACAAAATCTGGAATTGTAGTATTAAACGTAGATTCGTTATTATCGGTAAAATTTTGAATTAATGTGTATAACTCGCTATAGGTCATGTCGTAATTGTAACGCTTCCAAGAGAAGCTGTCATTGTTGGTGTTGTATAATTCGAACCAAGTATACTTGGATTCATACTTAAAAAATTATTGCTTGTATTGGTAAATTTGTTTGCATCACTTATAACAACAAAGCCATCGCCAGCTTCAATGTCATTATTTGGTCTTGGTTTATTAAGAGCTTCTTTGTCAGAAACTACAGGTGAAGGGTTTAATTGAGGAGCTTTTGGCTCAAAACATTGAGGACATGTCTTTAATTTATTCCATTCTTCTTTCAGGTCATTTAATTTATACTCAAATCCACAACGATCACAAAGACCAAGTGCAAATTTTCCTACCGAATAACTCATTAATAGCTACTTCTCATTGATGGTTTTATACGGAAAGATGCTCTGTCCTCGTCCTGGTCAGCAGCCCTTTGAAATTCTTCTTCGTATATGCCTTTAAGTAACTGAGTTTTTTCTGGCGCTCTTTTTACCGACAAATAATAGGCTAGACCAGCAGCAAAACAAGGATAAAATCTAAATGGCATATCCATTGTATTGATAGCAGTATCCGCATCATCCATTCTTACTATTTTATTAAAAAGTAATAAATCTGTAGAATTTTCTGGAGCAGGCCATATTTTTATAACAGGTTCAGTTAATTTATCAAAAAAGAATTGACTAGGACGACCTTTTGTTTCCTTAACAGGAATATTAGCGTATTCAGAACGACTTACTCTGCTAATATTAATATCGGTAGTCGTTCCATTTATAGTACGTCTTACAGACATGTCCAATATATCAATTACATTGCTATTTAAAGTATAACTTGAAGTTCCTTCTATTAAACTTTGAGTGGTTTGTTCTATAGTCCATTGATTTAAACCTCTATTAGCCCATTCAGCTAACATAATATTAATAGAACGCTTTGCTGTTTTTAAATCATAGCCTGTTCGCAATTCAAGACCGCAACGTTCAAAAGCTTCTTCTATAAATTCAGTTACATTTGGCTCAAAATTTGTACTATTTGATAGCGCCATAATTTTTATTTAGTTTTTTTTAAAGTTTTTTCTAATCTTTTTGCTTGATTAGCATGTAATTGAGATGCGTTTTTTAACTCTTTAATCATCTTTCTTGTTTGAGTTTTTGTAAGTTCTGTCATATTAATCGTCCTCTGGAGCATATAAATTGTTAAACGTTATATTTGGATCTATATAACTATCATGTTGTTCTGCTGAATGTGTCCATTGCGAAGGCATAAAATCTGGTGCGCCTTCACCTACACGCCATAAAGCAGGATTTGTAGCCCTAACTCTATTATTTGGTAAAGCTACAAAATTACCAGTATATTCACCAGCATCTGTTAAATATAGCACATGTGATTGTTTATGTTGAGCAGGATCGTCTGCTATTGAATTATCAGTATAATCTACCGTAAATAAATATTTACCTGTATAAAAATCTCCACCTATTTTGCATAACCATGGAGATGAACTGACTCTATCCATAACAATTACTGAGTGTTCGTGACTAAGACAATCCCAAGGTTGCGCCAAGTGATCTTCCATTGCAGTTGGCCATTCTTCTAAAGGTATGTCTGCTACTAAAGCTTGAATTGGCATCCTAGCCCACATTGCACCGCCATGTATATTTGGCGCATCTTCCATATTATCTATTTCACATCCTGTAAAAACTACTTGAAAAGACAAAGAACGATCTGGCAAAGTATTTACGGCTATAACAAGAGCATGTAAATATTCACCATGATATTTACTATGATTTGCTGTAAATTCTTTTCTTACCCAGCATTTAAACTGCGGTATATTAGAAATTAAATATGACATAAAGAATGTAAATTAAGATTTACCGCCTTTAGCCATATACTTAGTGCCTTTCATTGCACCGCCTTTAGCCATATACTTAGTGCCTTTCATTGCACCGCCTTTAGCCATATACTTAGTGCCTTTCATTGCACCGCCTTTAGCCATATACTTAGTGCCTTTTACAGCTCCACCACTTGCATATCCTTTAGTTCTTTTAAACATTTCTTCTCCTAATAAATTTTTGTTTTTTTACGTCGGTCACTCATTACTTTACCACAACCTTTTGCTATAAACACTTTGACTGGTCCGCCTCTAGATTTTTTGACTCTTTCATCTTTCCAACTAATTCTACCTGGACCTTTCTTTTTGTCAGCTGCCGAAGTACATTGAGCTTTAGTTGGTCTACAAGCAGGATAACCTTTTCTTTTTTCGCCTTTTTGTCGTCCACATGGTTTACCTGTTTTACAATCAATCCAACCTTTGCCATCATTTTTATCAAACCAATCTCTAAGTGTTTCTTTTTTAGCCATTATCTTAATCTGTTAGACATAACTGCACCCTGTCCGCGTATGGTAACTAAACCACCTGTAGCTTTTTTTTGTCTTTTTTTGTTTTTTCCATAGTTAGCTGCGCCAACTTTTCTGCATTGAACTAATCTACCACTTGCGTAAGCAGAAGGCCAAACTTTAGCACTACGTTTTACTTTATGATAACAAGCGTCTTTTTTAGTTTCTTTTTTTGCCATTTAACAATCCCAATCTTTTCTAGCCCAATAATTAGCACTACATCTATCGGTGGTACCGCCCATTCCGCCACTTCGAGCGCAATAAGATTTTTTTCTTGCTTTGCTATTTTTGTGCATACCTAGTTTGGCATCGCCAAAGGTTATGCGTTTTACTTTTGAACTTTCGCTACTACAACCTTTTACAAAGACTTCTTTGCGTTTTTTTCCATAACCAGGGCTACCTTTTGAGATAGCCCTTGGCTTATTTAAGGTTACAGTTTTACCTTTAAATTCAGCCATCCTTAAGCATGGAAAGCAGTAAGGTTGGTAAAGGTGCTTCGCGTATATTGAATATATATACCATTATTAAATAATAAACCGTTATCAGGTATTGTTATGTCCCTAGTTACTGTAGCACTAGCTACACTACCAAGCTTAAAGATACTTGTACCTATTGGCGAAGTTTTTAAAAAATCTAAAGTTCCACCAGTACCTGAACAAACCATATTTATTCCTTGTAATCTAGATCTTCCTGCAAAAATAACATCAGCAGCAGAATTATTAATTCCTGCTGAAACATTACCTGCTGGATTACCAACTGCTGAAATACCAGATATTGTTTTAAAATATTTAGTTCCAGTAGCTGTACCTGCATTAGCACCTGTTATAGATTCTGTTTGAGCATCGCCATTAACATCAGTACCTGTAACAGTAAAGGATTTAGCAGCATCATTGCCAGCTGATAAAATAGTAACTATTCTGCCTGCATCAAAAGTACAAGCACCGCCTGAAGCTAACGCTCCACCTATTACTAGGGCTGCGTTATTTCCTACTGAAGCTGCTACTGATATTCCATCAGCGTCTAAAGCCTGAGTGTCCGCGGTTATAAATACCGCGGTAACATCAGAGCCAGTAAGTCTCATAGACATAATTTACTCCTTACGCTATTTGCGTATATTCAATAATGAACGTAAACGAACCTGCAGTTGTAGCATCTACTGTATTAGTAATGTTACAAAAAATATTTCTTGCTGTGTCTGTGTATTGAACAGAAGCTGGAGCTGTTGTTCCATCTTGTGTTTGAAGCACTAAAGCAGTTTGAGTTACGTTGTGAACAACGACAGTAGTACCGCCATCAAGTATTTCATCAGTTTGAGCTGCAACAATTTGTGCGCCTGAACTTGCAGTACCTACTTCATAACCTATATCTCCAGTACCTATTACTGGCGCAACATCACAGAAAATTTTAATATCTGTAATAATTGTGTTAGCGGGTTGTACAAATGTACCAATAGCTGGTGAATCACCTGCTGTAGTGTTTACTGTTACACCAGATACAAAACCTACATGTTTTACATATTTGTTAGTAACAATACCTGTTGATGCGATATCTACTACATCAGTTTCTGCACCAGTGGTGCTGTTTACTGATATTACTTTAAAACCATTTTCGGACCTGACTGGTCCACTAAAAGTTGAATTTGCCATAATTTCCTCCTCGGGAAATAAGTTTTATCATCTTGGCTTGTCTGCTAGGTCAGTTGATAAAACAATTAAAAATAATCCTAGTGCTTTTGATTGTATAACAGATATTAATAAAAATGAACAAAAAAAGGGAGCCGAAGCTCCCTTTCTTTCTTTGTGAACTTACGCTCCTTGAGAACCGTATACAGCTCTAAAGTTAGAATATCCAAAAGAATATCTTTCTCTAGCTTTGTATCGCATGTTACCAGTATCGAAGTCTCCCTCTAATGCCGTAGACATTGGTGATCTTTCGAAGTGCTTAAATCCATCAGGACAATCAGTCTTGATAAAGAAAGCATCTGTATCAGTTAAGTAGTGATTTACTACGTAACCATCAGGTAACATTCCCATGTTTTTAATGGAGTTAATGTCGTTATCAGAAGTTCCTACTCGCCCTGGAGTTTGTAGTAATCTGTCAGCAACAAATTGAAGTTGAGGTGGAACAATTAGTTTCATTCCTCTCAAAGCAATAACTAAACCTCTGTCATCAGTAAACGTTGATATATTTATCAACGCATCTTCTAATGAAGTTTCGTTTAAATCTGCCATAGTAGTTGCACGGTTTGCTAATGAACCACCGCCACCCAGAGGGTGATCTGTAGCTATAAGCACTTTACCGTCACCACCTGTTGTAGCGAACGCATTGTTCAATACAGCAGCAGCTTTAATTTGCTTTGTGTTGGCCATAGATCTTGCTAACGCTTTAGTGTATCTAGCACCTAAACGATCATAAAGATTATCTTCAACAGCTTCTTCTGTTAAGGCAAATGCCAAAGCAACAGTTTCGTGAGTGTAACGAGAAGTATATCCTTCGTTAGCGTTGTCAAATCTGACACCACTTCCTTCAGTTTTTACTTCAGCGTTAGCAAACCCAGAAATTAATACTTCTTCTTCAAACGCTCTGTCAGAAGATTCTGTATCAAAAATTTCACTGTGTTCAGCTTCATACCTTGAGTATTCCATTCCAAATAGGGCATTTAACCCTGGCTCTAGTTCTTTCGCTAATTGCGCTCTATTAATCGCCATTATTAAAC